CTGCCGCTGGCGCCGCTCCGATGGGGCCAGCTTCAGCACCATGTTCTGATGGCGGACGCGAGCTATCGGTTCCGCATCTACACCTCCGGCTCCTCGGCCGTGGAGGTCACCTTCGGCTCCAGCCAGCTGCAAGGCTTCGAGGAGATCGGCGGCATCGATGTCCGCCCCCTCGAAGGCCACGTCGAGTCGCGACCATGGAACATCTATGTCGCCGATGTCTCAACCGCCGTCACCAGTATCCTGGCCGACTCCTCTGGTCGGATGAACAAGCTGGGGCGCTTGGCCGAGTTGCAACGCAACCTCGATTCCTCGGGCTGGGTCACGATCGGTACTGGACGGGTAAGCGACATCCTGCTCGGGGACCAGATTGCCAATTACCAATTCGTCTTGGAAGACGAGCACTATCTGGCCCGGCAGTCCATGATCTTCAACGTGGGGACGACGACCGTCCATATCTACCCACCGGGATTGGACGCCAGCTGGTTTATCGCTCAGGCGGTGCGCAAAGGCACTGCACGATTGACTCGGCGTACCGGCAATCTGTCCTATCTGCGCTTCGATGCTGCCGGCCCGATTAGCCAAGACATTATCGAGCTTGTCAAAGCGGATCTCCGCAAGCGACTCTCGCTCGGGACGGACACGACCGTCGGCAATTTCGAGACCCTGCGCTTCCGTTCCAGCGGAGCGGATTACGAAATCTATGGCTGGGGCGCGGAACCGTTCGCCCCATACCTCACACGACAGTTGGATTTGGGGGCTAACAATTTCAGCGCCGCGGAACTCTGGGTGGTGGATCCATCGGCGGTCTTAGGGAGTCCAACGACGAATGTGGATACGGCGCCCAAGCTCACGGATGTCTATCTCTACATGCCGGATCACCAACCCACCGAGACGCTGCCGTTGCATCTGGGGGGCTTGGTGGGCGTTAATCCATTCCAGCTGGTCAAGGACGTCTATGACAGCAGTTATGGAGGCCAGGCGCTCCGCTATGATTCCACAGCTCTCAGCACCCTGATCACCGATGGAGGATTCCCGCCGCAGTTTTACCGGATCACCGAGCCGGCCAACATGGGAGACTGGCTGGAAACGAATATCTATGGTCCCTTGGGTGTGGTGCCCTTCACCAATGCCGATGGCCGGATCGAACCACAGAGCGTGTTCTTGCCGAGTTCCGATAGCGTAGACATCGACACCTTGTTGGAGTTGACCAGCACGAACCTCACGACTCCGCATCCTACGTGGCGACACAGCAAACGGGAAATCGTCACCAAGATCCGGTGGCGCCGACCCGTAGCGCGGGAACTCTCCGTGCTGGAAATGTCGGAAGGGCGGTTTGCCGCTGACCGATTGAGGATCACGCAGTATACGACGGAACTGGATCATGATCGGTTGGCGGCGTTCGGGGAATACGTGGTGACCTATGATGTCGCCGATTTCGGGGCGGTCGTTCCCCGGCATCTTGCCCCCGCGCTCGCTGCGGAACGCTTCGACCGTTTCGGCGATGGCCCGATTTGGGGTTCCCTTTCCCTGCTGAGTTCTGGTACCAGTGATCTACGGGCCGGCCAGTTTGCCACGATCACGCTGGGCACGATGCCGAATCCCGGCACCTTGGGACGGGGTGGTACCCGGATCGTGCAGGTCATGAGTCGGGCTGAAACGATGCGTGGTCCCATCTGCGACTATCTCGATGTTGGCCCTGATGCGGCCGTCTTGGGTGCGCCAACGATCAGTGCGACGACGAGTACCGGGGCAGCCAATAGCGCCGATGCCTATCACACCCTCAAGGTCTCTATCGGCAGCGTCACGACGGATGGCGGATGGGATCTCCAAGGGGCACAAAGCGCCAGCACGCTGGCTTCCAATTCCACCGCCTGGTCACTCATGTTGGGTTCCAGCGACTCCAGTCAGACGGTGACGATCCCAGCATTGGAGTCTGGCTCGACCTACTTCTTCCGGGCGCGGAACCTCAAACCCCAACGCTGGCGCTCGGCCTGGGCCTATACCACGGCGGGTATCGCCACCCAGGAACTGGCGGGACCTAGCGGATTGGCGGCCACGGGTATTACCGCGTCACGTTTGCAACTGTCCTGGACCAATAGTACGGCCTCCACCGGATACGGCATCGAATTCCAAGCAAGCACCTTTGGGGGGACCCTAGCGACCACCCAGGTGCTCGAACCCGGCACGAACCGCTATACCCTTGATGGCTTGAGTGGCGCTACGACCTATACGGCCTCCGTGCGGTATCGAGATCCCTACGGTGGTGTCAGTCCAAGCACATCATTGAGCACCGAAACCCTAAGTACTGCGGGTGCTGGGACCTGTGCCGGCATCGGCAATTTCTATCTCCTCTTGGGAGATGAGAGCACGGGCGATGTCTATCCCGATGGCTACGGTGGCTGGGACTACGGCAAGGAATACTTGTTCTAATGCCTGACTACGGTGTCGTGATCGGGTGGGTGCCTGGCAACTACAGCCAGCGGGTGCAAGTCGCCCGTAGTGCGGACGATGGATCAGGGAATCCGGATACCACGACCACGACCCTCCTGGCTACCGCACTGCCGGATCAGACGTATTACTATGATGCACTGCCACCCGATAATGCCTTCCGCCACTACCAGGTGCGGCATGTCCTGACGGGGCTCATTGATGGGGCCTGGAGTTCCTACGTCCGGGCCAAGCCGAAATTGGTTCCACCCAGTTACCTGGATAGTGTCGGGGATCAGACCTCGCCCGCATCCGCCGCCCTGCCGGGCAGCTACACCGTGGGCGATCTCTTGTATGCCAGTGCTGCCGCCGCCCTGAGTAAACGGGCTGCCGTGGCCACTGGCAATCTGCTGATCTCCCAAGGCGCCAGCACAGCTCCTGCATGGGGCAAGCTGGCGAGTACCCATCTCTCAGGGGATTACACGTTCCCTGGCTCCCTCACGATCACCGGGACGCTCAGTGGCGTCACGACCCTCACGGCCACGACCATCGGTGGGACGCTCTCGACGGCGGCACAGGCCAATGTGACCAGCCTGGGAACGCTGGCTGCGAATCTGTTGTTTGTGGATGCCACCTATGACATCGGGGCAAGTGGCGCAACCCGACCGCGGGATTTCTTCCTGAGTCGGAACGCCACCATCGGTGGCACTGTGACGAGCGTTGGCCTCCTCACCGCGCAGGCGGGGCTCACCGTCTCGGGCGGCTTGACGAGTTTGCTTGGGATTCTTCAAACAGGTGGTATAGCGGTTCGCTTGGAAAACACCTTTGCCGATCTTCCGGCTGGCGCAGCGGGCCAGGGTTTGGAGATCGGTACTGCCGGAGGATTAACCTACCTACAGGTCTATAATCGCACGACAGCGGCTTATGCTCCGCTCATGTTCACTGCTTCAACCTACAGTTTCGAGAACACAGGTAGCTCCACCATCTCGGCCTCGGGGATCGCGGTCACGGTGGGCGCGCTCACGGCGACGACCGGGGCGTTCAGTGACGATGTGATTATTACCAGTGCCAGCGCCACGCCACTGACCATTGCTCGCTCTGGCGGTGCCGCAACCTCAATGATTATGCGGACAGGTGCGAGCAAATATGCGTGGCAAATGGCCGCGCAGTTCTACACCGATGCTGGCCTCGACTTCGTTCCCTCGACGGCGGTAGGCGGGACGACGTTCACCACACCAGTGTTCGGCCTGACCCAAGCTGGCCCGGCAACGTTCTACGGCAACGCTGTCGCCATGGGCGCGCTTACAGCGACGCTAGTAACAGTCGGCGGGACTCCCTTGGTAGTGCAGGAGTATGGTTTAGAGCGCTCGTCCAATCTTGACGACCTCGAAGTGGCGATAAACTACGATGGTTATGGTGCCACTCGATTCCGCAACTTCAGCGTCTATGATGGCAAGCATAATCTACTGTTTCGTATCACTGGCAGCACGAGCGCCGCTAGCTTCCAGAATAACTCCGTCTCGATGGGCGCGCTCACGGCGACGACGGTGACGGGGACTGGTCTCTTTCTGACGCCAGCAAGCGCCAGTGGTGGGGCAGGATTACGTTTGCCGCATGGTGCTGCGCCGTCGTCGCCAACCGATGGAGATATATGGACCACCACGGCGGGATTGTACGTGCGGATCAACGGCGGGACCGTTGGGCCACTCACCTAAACAGGAGCACGCACATGACTGATGTACTGGCGATTGGTCGCCAACGGGCGACCTTGCTGAATCAACTCACGGCGCGCCTCGTCGAGTTGGAGACGGACGTAAGGATTCTTTATCCTGCCGGGCATGAACGGCATGAGCGTGCCCAGGCCGACTACGATGCGCTGGAGAAACAGGTCGCGGCCTTGGAGGTGGACACCAACATTGCGGCCTTCAAGCAGGCGGAGGCAGCGCGTTTACTCAGCGAGAAACGCAACGCGCTCGACACAGCCTTGGCGAACTGCGCCACCGAACTTGCCAATGCCGATGAGGCGCTCACGAAGGCCCAGGATGCCGTGGACGCCCTACAGGCCAGACAGACGCGACTCATCGCTGATCGGCAGGCGCTCGGATGAAACTGACCCCTGAACAATTCGCCCTGACCTATGATGGGATACTTTCCTCGCCCAAGGGCTTTGCCGCCGGTGAGCGTCGAGTGATTGCTAAGATCCTGGACAAACTCGAAGCAGTCGCCGCCCCTACCGAGATCCGCCAAAGCCCGGTAGGGGCGGTGATTACCTTCCGGGTCGCCGCGGAGGTGGACGTGGCAATCGAAGAGGTAGAGCGGAAACTGATCGTCACGGCCCTGGATGCCACCGAGTGGACCGCTATCGCCGTGCGCCGCGCGGATCAACTGGTTGCCTACTGGCGGGATGGCGTGCTTGGGACGGATACGCAGTGAACTGGCTTCCCTCCCGGGACTGGTGGCTGGGTGGCTCCCCCTGGTGGCGGGAGAACCATCCCTTCACGCACGCCGTGGGTGGGCTGGTGCTGTACGGTGCCGTGCGGGTGCTGCTCTGGGGCCTCGGGGTTTCCCCCGCTACCTGGTGGGCTCCCGTTGCCTGCGTGACGTTTCTCTCGGCCTTCCGGGAAGAGGTGGGCAACGTCGAGCAGCCCTGGCGGGCACCGTACCAATGGAAACCGGGCGACATCGGGGACATCGTGTTCGCCACCTTGGGCGCCGGTCTGGCCGCCCTGCTCGTTGGATCGCTGACGTGAAGTCCTTGACCGCTGTCGTCCCGATTCTCGCGCTGCCGGCCGTGGTGGGCGAGGCAACCTACCTGGCCTTGCAGGCGGTGGACGTGCCCGTTGGGTCCGCTGAACTGTTCCGCGCCGCGGGAGCGATCGTCGTGGCCTGGGCGACGTTTTTCACGGGCCTCACCTGGCGGACCTACACCATGACCCGAGCCAACAACCAGACGCTCCATGGAGTGAAAGGCGCTCCGGGCGGAATGGTGGCGGACCTTGCGGCGCTGCGAGACGACGTGCGCGGTATTCCCGCTGACATCGAACATCGGTTTGATGGGGCTGTCGCGCGGATGCAGGAAACGAGCGCGAAACTGGAAGGGCGGATTGAACGGCTGGAAGACCGCCACCTGGGAGAGGAACACCGATGACCCACAAAGCCGCAGTGACCGAACAGATCAAGGCCATTCCACGCCGGCGTTTGGCCGCCAAGATCAGCAAGAGTGTCTTCGGGCTGCTCTTCATCGCCGGGGCAGCCTACGGAGCGGCGACTCTCGGCTGGGCCTGGTATGTGGTCCTGCCCGTCGCGATGTTCGGCGCGCACATCTTCAGTGAGGAGCTGACGCGAACGGCCGTACAGTTCGTGGTGGCGACCGTCAAAGATCTCTTGGCAACCATCCGCGGGAAGAACGGCAGCCCGCCGGTCGCGTGAACGCACCCAAGGTCGTCCCGGTCACGATGACCTTTCACCGGCCACGGCCACCGGGTACCGTTGTGGATGGCGCCTTGGTGCACGCGATGGCGGAGTACGTGGTCAATGAGGGCCACAGCGAACACGCGCCGGCCTTTCTTCAGCGGATCGGTCTTTCGGTCCATGCCCTCATTGGGCCAGACGGGACGATCTATACGGGACCTCCGCCGGAGCGGGTCTGTTTCCATGCCGGGAAGAGCCGCTTTCTGGACCGGGAGAATCTGAACGATAGTTTCCTCGGCTGCGAGTTCTTGGTGGCCGGTGCCCACGACTACCGGAGCTTCCTCGCGGCGATCGACGACCCGGAGCACTCGCCCTACACTGCGGCGCAGTACGATGCCGGTGGCTGGCTCTATGCGGGCTGGAGTCTCCGCTATCCAGGGATCACGCGCGCCCGGATCGTGGGCCACGAAACGGTGAGCGGGAAGGATGTCCGAGCCCATGACGCGAAGCGAGACCCTGGCCTTGCGTGGAGCTGGGGGGAGTTCTGGCGGGCCTACGATGCCTGGTACGGCATCCTCACGATGACCAAGGTAGGCGCGGTGTGAAAACGCAACTCTCCTGGCTGGTGGTCGCCCTGCTGATCGGCTTCGCCTGGCTCAAGGCCCATGATGGTCAGATTCGAGCTAACGCCTTGGCCGAAGCGCGGGGGGATTCCCTCCGGCGAGAGCTGGCCACCGGAGACAGTATCCGGGGGCTCTTGCAGGCCAAGGCCCTGGCACTCGACAGTCTCAAGCAGGCCCAGGCCCGGCATTATTTGATATCAAAAAATATCACGCGCACGGCCCAGGCGCGCGCCGACTCCACGGCGGCCGTGCTGGATTCAGTGCTCGTGTCGCTGCCGGATAGCGCGCCCCTGGCCATCGCCATCGTCAATGAACGGGTGGCTGGTCAGAGCTGCCGCTATGCCCTCGCCTCATGTGACTCGCTGGGCGTCCTGCTCACCCATGAGGTGGCCAACCGGGATAGCGTCATCGCTATCCTGGAACCCGCCCAACAGCGGCTCCGGGCGATGTGGGCTGCGGCCGAGAAGCGCAGTCGCCCCGGCCTATTCGCTCGCATCCGCATCGGGTTGCCCTTCGCCGCGGCCGGTATCATCGTGGGTGCCCTCATCGTTCGGTGAGCGCCCTCCGCCGCACGCTGGTCTGGGCCTTCCTGGCCGGGTGTTCGGTCGCCGCGGCGGGCGTGGGCGTTGGCTTCGCCGTGCGGGAGGCGCAAGTCGTCCTAGTGCCGGATAGCCTAGGGCCTTTGTTCTGGCCCGTGTGCGTGCCCGTGGATTCTATCGGGCAGCGTACCGTCATCCGGTGGTTTCCGGCCAGGGTCCGCTAGGGCTGGCGTTCTGGCGCGGGGTTTCCTAGATTGGGGCTACGTGCAAGGCGACCCCCGAACATGGGAGTCCGATATGCGGTAGCAGGGACCGTACAACTAACACCATTCTTTGACAGGGCCGGGCGATGAACCCGGCCCTATTATTTGCGACTGGCCCGTTCGGCCCCGAGCGCGTGTCGCCTTTAGGCCGCCGTTCTAACCAACCGCCGCGCCCCCGGTCGGGCTACCCAGTAGCGTAAAGAGCGCAGACAGTCCCGGTCCCCCTCGGCCAGCATACACGCCATCAGGTGTTGACAGGCGTACACCTTCTGGAAGGTGGCGTCCTCGCATCCGCACTCCGGGGAGCGGGTCAGGTCCACCTCATGCGGCCGGGAACCACCGGTCACGCGATACCGATGATCCGATACTCGCTCCACATCGAGGTGGATGGCTCGGGCGAGGCGGCCAAGGCTGATCTTCACGGCTCCCCTCCCTGTCGGGGCCTAGCTGAAGTCTAAAGGAGACCCTTGCAATCTGCAATACTGGCAGGCTTTCATGCCGAAGTTTCACGTGAAACAACGGCAGACCGGGACTGCCGAAGGCGCATACTTGCGCCCCGTGGGCGATTGCCCTACTCTAGTCTCCGCGCCAGGGTGATCTCGCCCGGCTAGCCAAAGGAGCCACACATGGCAATCAACTTCGCAGTCACCCGCGTCGAGCACGACTTGATCCACCAAATTGTGACGCGCACCTTGAAAGAGCATCCCGGTTACTTCGATCCGTTGACACTCCACATGGACCTCACGGCGGCGCACATGAACGGCTGCCGGTTAGATTTGTCCGCGCTGTTCGCCGCAGAAGCCTTCGAGTTCGCCCACGACATCGCCGGCATCACTCGGCATATCGACCGTGAGACCGGAGAGTTGGGCGATTGCTTCGTCCCGCGGTTCGCTCAGAGAGCGTAGATGCCTGACGCCCCCGCCACCCGTTCGGAGACCATCTCCCTGTTGCGGGCCGCGATCAACCGCACCGGGCTCTCGGCTTCGGCCTACGCCCGCGCGGTGCTGATTCGTGATCCGCGGACCGTGCGCCGCTGGCTGTCGGGGGAAAGTCCCATTCCGCAGGCCGTGCTGGACCTGATTACGGCCCGTTCCCAGGCCAGCCAGGGAGCCGGCCAGTTACCCCCGCTCGCCGGGATGGACTGAAATGGGCTCCGCTGGATTGCCAGCCAGGCCCAGGATGCCCACTCCGCAAGCGGCAACGGGCGTTGTTCTGTCCAATTTCCACATCCGCCGGCTAGTAGGCATCTGCCAGTATCGGGGCTGTTCTAGGCCCGGCCGGCGCTTTGCGCGGAAGCAGCCCCATCAGCGCTTTTGCTCGGACACCTGCCGCAATCGGGCGTGGTTGAAGGTGCATCGCCCCAGGACGGACGGATGACGCGGCTCCGCCCGATGCAGCGCTCGACCCTGGAGTACGTCATCACCATGGATGGGGACACCCTGACGATCCGGCCCAAGCGGGTGCGGCGCCCCGAAGCCTCAGTCGCCGTGTCGTGGGATACGATCTACCGGCAAGCGCTTCTTCGCCGGCCCCTTACACGCCGACGTCGGAAAGCCTGTCGCAATCTCCTGAGGCTCCCGTGATTCTGGTCCTCTGGCTCGCCCTCTGGTTACTGGCGCTGGTTGTCCTGGTGCGGTGGAACCACGTCATCGCCCGGCGCAATCGGGAGCTGGCGGACCTGATGATGCAAGCTACCAAGCAACTGGCCAAGGACGCTGAGGATCGGGTCACGATGAGCGTGCGACTCTACGTCAGGACGGGGGCCTCGATCACCGTGTGTCCCCCGGATCGGTTGCTCCAAGACGCCAAGGAGAATTAGGATGAGTGCCTTTGAACGCTACGGACTCGACAAGAAGGCCGGGCCTGATCCGCTCGGTGACAACCTACCGCCCGTGGAGCGCGCACCTTGTTACGGGCCGTTCTATCCACCGGACGAAGCCGCAGACGACTGTTGTTATGGAACCTGCGCCGGCTGTGGGGCACAGGACGGGGAACTCTGGCGCGTCGGCTCACGCTGGCTCTGCTGGCGCTGTGAGGGGCGACCATGAAAGGCGGGACGATGGGCGAGTCACGAGAAGATTCCTTACGCTGCCCAACGTGCGGCGAACCTGCGAAACGCACGATCTTGATTAACGGCAGGCGACTGCCATTCTGCCTGAAGCGACGATGCCAGAAGGCGCGACTGGATGCGACCCGGCGGTGGCCGAGGAGGGGATGAACGCGCTAGATCAGGCTCTGGCCGATCTGGTGGACGCCGCCCGGAAGATCGGGGAGTGGAAGGCCGAGCCGGCGCCGCTGACGCCCAGAGAACGGGGTGCGTGGAACCTGCGGATTGCGGAATTGACCGCAGCGGAAGGGAACGCCCGGCAGCGCATCCGCCACCTGTTCAGTGACCGGCCGTGACCGCACCAAGCCTTCACATCTGGCGACCACCAGGCCCATACACGGGGTTTACTTGGTTCCGTGGGACGCGCAAGCCGACGGTAGGGCCGAAGAAACGGAACCGAGAGGATGCCCGCCGTTGGTGCCTGCGGCGCATGATGCGCGAACCTCGGATTACCCGTGCCGTGGTGGTGCGCCATGATTACGACGACAACATTCCGGTTTGGTATGGGAACCAACGGTAATCCTACCGTGACCTTGCCAGCACTCGTGGCCCACATGCAGCGGGTGGGTTGGCACCTGGAACGCTGGAATGAAGAATGGGCCAGCTTCCGCGATGGGCGGCACATGCGCGCTGGTGCCTATCGGCGGGCGGTGATTTCGCCGCACGGGCTGCTGGTGGAGCACCGGGCGCTCGGCGGTTACGTCCGCGATGTCTCCGATGGGCCGAAGCGGTTTCGCACGCTCGAAGAGCTGGACGCGCTACTCGCCCAATGTGGATTGAAGAGCAAACCCTACGAGGGGCCGAAAACATGACTCACGACGACAGTGCCACGCTGCCGATCATCCCGCCACAACTTCTAGTGCCTGATGGTGAGGGAGTGTGGATATATGGTGTCTGCCATATACTGCTAGAGAGTGACGGCCGATGACATTACCAGCCTGGGATGATGCCGCCGTGTTGCGGCTCACAGAGATCATTGAGTCCGTCTGGCCAGCAGCCTATGGGGAAGCGGTGCGCCGCCCGATGGCCGACGGGGCGATGGCGCGGGCGCTCGCCCAGCAACTCGTGGCCGCGGGCATCGGGCCAGTGACGTTGCCGCAAAGCATCCAAGAGGCGTTGAACTCTGGCAATGGAACCTACCGGCCATGAAGCGCCATCCTATCACCGACCGTGACCAGGACCGCGCCACGCTGCGGGAAGTGGCCCAGATCGTCCTTGCGGCGGGGGCCATCGCCTTGGTGGCGTGGTGGCTCTGGTGGCGGTGAGGCCATTGCTCGCGCTGCGTCGTGAGAGCCGACAGGACGCCGAGGCCCGAGCGGCCCGAGAGTGGACGGGATGCGAACCGTGGGACGAAAGGCAGGAAGCGATGACGGAACCGAAAGCCGTAACCGTGCGTGAGCCGAGCGAGGCCGCCTTACGCCCCGAGGCCACATTCACCGATCTCATGTTGCTCGCCAATGAACTAGTACGCACCGGCTTTCTGCCGCGTGAGGTGAATACGGCGGCGAAAGCGGTGGCGATCATCCTGACAGGGCGGGAATTGGGCATTGGGCCGATGCAGTCCCTACGCTCCGTCTCGATCATTAACGGGAAGCCCGTCCTAGCCGCCGATCTCCAGCTCGGCTTGTTTCACCGAAGTGGTGGGAAGTCGCGCTTTGTGGAACTCACGCCCGAGCGGGCGAAGCTGGAACTCAGTGCCCCATGGTTGAGTGCCCCGCACGTCGAGACGTTCAGCATGGAGGACGCGAAGCGGGCGAACCTCACCCGGAACCAAGTCTGGACGCAGTACCCCAAGGCGATGCTCCGCTCCCGCGTCATCACGGCGGCCCTGAAGTCGGCGGGCTTCGAGCCCTGTGCCGGGATGTACGATCCGGAAGAGATGGGCGGGACGCCGGTCATCAAGGGCCAGATCATAGAGACAGAAGCGGCCCCCACTTCCCCGGAGACGGCGGAGCCCCCGCCGAGCGTGGACGACACGCTGCCGATTCGGATGCGGCTCACCATGGCCCTCAAGGCCCCCTGTTTCCGCAAGGACCGTTGGCAGGGGCAGCTCCGCACCGACCTAAAACTCGATGAGGAGACGACGGTGAACGAGTGGTTGAAGAGTCCCCGCCGCTCCATGCAGGAACTCATGCAGGCGGAAGAGATCGTGTCATGGATCGCCAACGAAGCGGCAGGGGAAAAGGAAGCGGGTGTGACGAAGGCACCGCTTGGTGCGGCATGATCGGCGGCGTGCTGGGGATGCACTCCATCATCGAACTTCATCGGTGGGAGCCCCGGACAGGGCAACAACCCCAGCACGCCCGCCGGTTCGCTCCGGGGTACGGGGCCGACCGCGCCAACCGGAGGACGGGGTGAGCGAGGGATACACCGCGTTTTTGGCCCGCAAGTCGCAACTTGACGGAGGAAGCGGCTTCACGCCGCTCTGGCTGCCGGGATTCCTGTTTGACTTTCAGGCGGCGTTGGTGGATTGGGCCTTGTGCCAAGGCCGGGCGGCGATCTTCGCGGACTGCGGGCTGGGCAAGACACCCATGCAATTAGTCTGGGCGCAGAACGTCGTGCGGAAAACGAATCGCAAGGTGCTGGTGCTCACTCCACTGGCGGTATCCTCACAGACCTTGGAAGAGGCCGTGAAGTTTTCCATTGAGGCGGCCCGCTCACTGCAAGGGGTTTGCCGCGCACCGATCACCGTCACGAATTATGAACGCCTCCACCACTTCATGCCGGGCGACTTCGCAGGTGTCGTGTGCGATGAATCAAGTATCCTAAAAAGCTTCGACGGGAAACGCCGGGCGGAGATCACCGCCTTCATGCGGAAGGTCCCTTATCGCTTGCTCTGTACCGCGACGGCCGCGCCGAATGATTACATCGAGTTAGGCACGTCCTCGGAAGCCTTGGGGTATCTCGGGCAAGTAGACATGCTCAGTCGCTTCTTCAAAAACGATCAGGGGAACGCCGTTCGGACGAACCGCAATTGGGAAGGCAGTAAGTGGCGGTTCAAGGGCCATGCCGAGGAACACTTCTGGCGCTGGGTATCATCCTGGGCGCGTGCCTTGCGCCGGCCATCCGATCTCGGCTTCTCGGATACCCGGTTCATCCTTCCTGACCTAGTGGAGCGGGAGCACATCATCCAAGCGCGGCATCTCCGGGACGGAATGCTCTTCGACCTCCCGGCGCAGGGGTTGTGGGAGGAACGCGAGGAATCTCGCCGGACGATCACCGAGCGGTGTGAGGCCGCTGCGTCCCTAGTCAACGGCACGGCGGAACCGGCCGTCGTATGGTGTCATCTGAATGACGAATCGACTCTCTTGGCGCGACTGATTCCCGACGCCATCGAAGTCGTCGGCAGTGATAGCCCGGAGGTGAAAGAAGAAGCCTTCCTGGCCTTCGCGCACGGTACCGCTCGCGTCCTGGTCCTCAAGCCCAAGATCGGCGCCTTCGGGCTCAACTGGCAGCATTGTGCCCACATGACAGTGTTTCCATCGCACAGCTACGAACAGTATTACCAAGCGGTGCGGCGCTGCTGGCGATTTGGGCAAGACCGATCCGTGCGGGTGGATATCATCGCCACCGAAGGAGGCCGCGGAGTGCAGGCGAACCTCGCCCGCAAGGCGGCACAGGCTGATGGGATGTTCACCGCGTTGGTGCGGCACATGAATGACGCCTTGTCACTGGCGCGGCAAAGCACCTTCACCACCGAGCCGGAGATGCCCGGATGGCTATAGCAAACCAATCCATCACCGACCAGTACGCCCTCTATCAAGGCGACTGCATGGAAGTGCTGCCCGGTCTCCCAGAGGGTTCGGTGCATCTCTCCATCTACTCGCCGCCCTTCGCGGGACTCTATCACTACTCGTCCTCAGATCGGGACCTCTCGAATTGTGCGGGTTATGAGGAATTTTTCGAGCACTATGAATTCGTCGTGCGCGAGTTAGCGCGGGTCACGATGCCTGGGCGCATGACGGCGGTCCATTGCATGGACGTACCGACCGGCAACACTGGACTCGATGAGCTGATGGATTTCCCCGGGGATATTATCCGGTTGCACAAGCGCCTGAGGTTCAGCTACGTCGCCCGCTACCATGTCTGGAAAGAACCATTGACGGTGCGGAACCGCACGATGACGAAGGCGTTGGCCCATAAGTCGCTGGTCGATGATTCTAGCCGCTGCACGGTCGCCAGCGCCGATTACCTGCTAGTATTCCGCCGCGCTGGGTCGAACCCGGTTCCCATTGTCCATCCACGGGGGCTCACGGAGTACGCGGGCGAGCGCCTACCGCCCGCTGAGATCCTCCGGTATCGCGGATGGACGGGCAACCAAATCGAGAACCGATATTCCCACTGGATTTGGCGCCAGTACGCCTCCGCGTTTTGGGATGATGTGCGTCTGGATCGGGTGCTCCCCTTCCGGGCCGCACGCGACGAGCAGGATGAGAAGCATGTGCATCCCTTGCAACTCGATGTGATTGATCGGGCACTCGTCCTGTGGTCAAATCCGGGTGAGACGATCCTGACACCGTTCATGGGCGTCGGCTCCGAGGTCTATTCGGCGGTGCGTGCTGGCCGGCGCGGGATAGGTGTTGAACTCAAGCCCAGCTATTACCGGCAAGCCGTGAAGAATCTGGCGTCCATCGGGACAGAGGTTGAACAGCAGGAATTCATTACCGAAGAAGCGGAACCGTGAGCGAATCCGCGCAACGCGAACTCGTGTTCGCCCTCCATGAGGCCCAGCATCAGCGCCGACTCCTTCTCATCCGGGACGCGATGGCCGCACTCTACCGGAGCCGACTGGTCGAGCTGGGCTTCGAGCGCGCCGCCGTTTCGGGAAACGATGTCAGACGGTGGCTCCTGCGAAACCCGGAGTACGACATCGGGGGCTCGGCGAACTGGCGGGCGGCGGTGTTCGCGTCCAGGGAGTGGGCGTGGACCGGCCAGATGGTGGAGAGCACAGCCCCTGGTGGGCACCGGACGAAACTACAGGCGTACCGGCTGCGGGAGGCCATGGGAAGATGGCTTGACACACCTTGACGTACATGTAGATTGGGGTTCGTGAGAACGTGGCGGGTGCGCGTGCCGTTTCCGATGCCGGATGGTGAGGCGGAGTTGACCTGTGATTGCGGCCAGGAAGCGAGGGTACCGACGAAAGGCCATGCACTGGTGGTGGCCTCTATCGGCATGGGTTTGGTGTTTGACCCGCCAAGCTTTCCACCGCCCGCCGACTTCCTCCCAGCGACGATCCAGTGTAGGCGCTGTGGTCGCATCTATGAATTCGGGCCCGATGTACGGTAAACACTTCGCGCAGACCTACACGGGCTCGATGTTCGGGGCCGGGCCGGTCGTGTTCGCCGTCTGGGGCTATGTAATCGCCAATGCCCGCCGGGACGGGACGGTTGAAGTGAACGCCCAGCTCGTGGCGGCGGCCCTGGGGGCCTCGGTGGAGGACGTTGGGAAGGCGCTCTCCTACCTCACATCACCGGACCCAACGAGTCGCAGCAAAGAACACGACGGGAAGAGGTTGTTGCCGCTGGGTGAGTTCCTGTACATCGTCCCCAACTACAAGCGGTTCAACGCGATGCGTAATGACGATGAGCGCCGAGCGTACAACCGGATCAAGCAACAGGAGTCACGCGCCAGGCGTCGCGTCAAGGTAGATGTCAGCCGCCGTCAGCCGCCGTCAGCCCCTATACCGGTACCGGTAGATATACCGGTAGAGATAAAGACTCCCCGCAAGCGGGGGGCGAGTACTGTTCCCGCCACGTCGTGGAGTGCGAAGGCCATTGACACCTGGAAAGCCTGTGCTGGTAGCCCTCCGGTAGGTCCCCTCGTCTCGGCCTTGAAGCCCGTCTACGACGAGCTTAAAGACACCGATCGACTCTGCTACGGGTTGGCCAAATGGCTCCGGGCCGGCAATGCCAAGTTTGGCCCGGCGGTGTTCGCACGGGACTGGCGGCAGTGGGTCCCCAGCGGCCAAGACGGGCTGCCCAAAGGGAACGATCTCGTCATGGCCGAGTGGCTGGCGAAGGGGGCCGATGCTCACGGACCGTGAAGGGTTCGCCGTGGCGCTCCATCGGCTCGCCGCCTTCCACAGCAAGGCGTTGGATGCGGCCACCGTGGACGACTACTGGCGGCTACTGCAACCTGAGCTAGACGACCAGCAATTCCGCCAGGCGTGTGCAGCGCTGGCAGCCGGCGATTGGTGGCCCACTCCGGCGCGAGTTCTCCGAGCGGCTCGGTTCGCTGCTCCGTTCGCGTGGCGTTCGGCCATCGGCCGGCTGTACAGCGCCGTTCGGGCGTGCGATGAGTTCGGCCCCACCGGTGGGACCACGTATCGCGCCGAGAGAGTACGCCAACAATGCGGGGATCTCGGCGCCCGCTTGTTCTCGGCCGTCGGCGGGCCCGCGGCGTTCATGCGGGCCTTCTGTGAGCCTGAGGCGGAGACCTTCCTGCGGAAAGCGTTCATGGAGGCGGCGCGGGAGCTCACGGCCGAAGAGCCCGAGGCCATCACCGCGCTGGTCGATGGGACTATGCCTGCAGCACTGCCCCGATCTCACGACGCGGTGCCGCTCCCGATAGTACGGGCGCTTTCTGATTCGCTGAGGCTGGACCGATGACCGACGCGCACCGGCAGGCAGCCCCGTGAATGGCGAGCGGTATGCGCGTTGACCTCATCACGGCAGGGTTTCCATGCCAAGACGTGAGTGTCGCCGGCCAGCGGAAAGGACTTGCGGGTGAGCGAAGTGGACTCTTCTGGGAAATCATACGGGTTGCCCGAGGGCTACGACCGGGTTGGCTTCTCCTGGAGAATGTTCCCGGATTGTTCTCTTCCCATCGGGGCCGGGACTTCGGCATCGTCCTTACCGCGCTGGATGAGCTCGGGTACGGTGTGGCGTGGACGGTGCTGGATGCACAGTACGCCGGCCTGGCGCAGCGACGGGAGCGCGTGTTCCTTGTCGGCCATCTTGGAGCCCCATGTCCACCCGAAATACTTTTTGAGCCCGAAGGCGTGTCGGGGAATCCTCCGCCGCGCCGAGAAGCGCGGGCGGGAATTACCCAGAGCCTTACGCGAAGCCTTGGAGCAGGTGGCGCAGACGACAACGACGCCCAAGGCAGGCTCATAGTGGCGCGACCCATTACATCTTCCAGCTACAAGAGGCATGACGAGGATACGGATACTATTGTCACTCACGCCTTGCGATCCGAGGGGGCAGACGCCAGTGAGGACGGTACGGGACGGGGAACGCCGCTCGCTGTGGTGCCAATCCTTGAAGTGAGCGGCGGAAGCACGTCGCGTGGAGACGGGCCAAACGGCGCGGGGATAGGAGAGGAAGGCGATCCCATGTTCACGCTGCAATCGGCGCACCAGCACGCCGTCATGTTCTCAGACCCACGTCGCCATGATGTGCGGGGTCTTCACCGAGGTGACATACGGGGAAAGCCCTCACTGAACGCGACCAACAACGACCTCCTGCTTGCCCCGACGTTGCGGGTCGGGGGACGCGAGCAGGGCGCGGGGTCGAGCAGCGACAACACGCCTATTGTGTTCGCTACGCAGCAGACGCCGAAGGGATTCAGCAGCAAAGTCGCCCCTACGCTCCAAGTTCCGAGTGCCAGCGGGGGCGGACAACCTACTGCGGTACTTGATGTGCGCCCCCGGCGGTTGACGCCCCGCGAGTGTGAACGCCTCCAAGGCTTCCCCGACGACTGGACGCTAATTGCGGGTGCTAGCGATTCGTCTCGTTATCGCGCCCTCGGAAACGCC